GCATCACCATTCGATGGTGTAACGAGAGAGAATGTACCTACTTGATCTTCGGGTGTAAGGGCCCAACGAAAGGACTTACCGTAGTTCTTATCGTAGTCCATAGCGTGAAGATCAATGAACTCATGAGACATTATTCTGGGCATTGGGTGCCAACCCTCCCCACAAACTATATGATATTACCTTTTTCATTTTTGACTTGTCCTTGTAGTAGAAGGAGAAAATAAATAATGATACATTGGTTCGTCGTCGATTATTATCTCATTCTTTATCAAATTAGATTTTAATATCTTATCACTATAATCAGAATCTTCTCCGAAATTCTTTTCTGGAAATCCATTAACCGTTCTTGCTATTTCTGTTCTTATAGGATTCAAATGATTGGCTGGACGATATTGCACACCACTTTTATCTTTGAAATTTCCTCCATATTGATTTGCGTGCTTAAATACCATTCGTGGATCTCCATCATGGTAATACACCCCACCTAAACCAACACAATCAAGAGAAGAATCGTTTTGAATTACATCTATGATCTTATTGAAATAATTGGGTGCTACCATATCATCATCGTCAACAAAGCATAACATGTGTCCCGAAGAAGACTTTAAAATTTCATTTCGTTTTTGTCCAACAGTCTTCTCTCCCGAATCACTATTAATAATTATTTCCATTCTTTTTCTAATATCTTCTCTTGTGTGTGTAAATATATGTTTTATAAGATTGTCAAGTTTCTCTTTTCTCTCTTTTAGAGTAACGATACCCACGGTTAATAGTATCTCAGACAATTCAATTTCTATTTTCTCGGATGTTATTTTTTTATCGATCTCATTCTTAACTCTTTTTGCAAATGAAATTGCATACTTCTTTGCTAGATCATGATTGAAAGTGACGGCTCTCCAAAGATGAGATTCATAATGATCCTTAAAATTCAACTCACTTATCTTCTTAATCAAATCGTCCGCATTCTCAAACGTAAAGATACCAGAAGGATCAAAGAATTCTTCTACATTTGGGCATCCCCAATAAAAGGGGATTGTCTTCGTTAACAAGCAGTCAATTAGTTTCTCTGAAAAATAATTCTTCTCTCTAGTACTCTCTACTACTATAGAAAATGCAGATCTGAAAAGATTCTCTTTGTTGTCGTTAGGAAGTAGTAATTCTTTATGACGAATAGCATCTGGCATTGGAGAACGAGTACTACTATAGAATACCTTATGTTTTTCAATTTCTCCCGCCTTTGACCAAATTTCTTTTCTTAGATTATAACCCTCGGTATCTCTTACGTGATTACTACAAAGAAACGATAAACTCAACTCCTTTACCTGAAATACATGATCAATCGCATCGGAATCGTATACACCCAATCCATCTGGGTGGTTAATAATATTCTTATTCAGCCAAGTAGTCCCGTATGGAAAAAACACAGAGTTGGATGTTCTGTTTATAATATCAGGACTGCTCGTCAATATCAAATCATACTTATCGGCGTTAGCAACAATAACTTCGTTCAGTTCTCTGTTTGGTGATGTTGTTGGTTCATTACAATTAATAAAAACCTTAAAGGCTTCTGGGTTTTCGAATTTGATATCAACGTTGGGATATCCTTCGGTTTCTTGTCTTGTTATGGTTTGATCATCTCCGAATCTAGAAACATGTATCTCCACAGAAACCGGAAATTCTAAAACACCATCTTCAAACAAATAATGAGAGTTCTTTGTGATTGCTTTATATAGTGTTGAAATCAATTCAATATCTCCCCAGGTGCCGGTCGTATCCCCGTCCACGGCGCGACCAGCAAACCCCATTCCCGCGAGTGGATACTTGGTGTGGTGTTAATCAAAAACGAATCAACCAATCTGTAAAGACGATCATCCGCAGATTCTAATTTCTTTATTCTTTCATAATTATCCTCCACTGCATCTATAGAATGATTATACAACATCTCATTCATGTCATCAATCATAAATCCTGAATTTACTGTTATAATTCCACCACTATTAAATTGATCTCCAATTTCCGGTGATCCCCAATATACCGGAATTACCCCTGTCGCAAAACAATCTGTTATTTTCTCAGTATAATAATCAGAATAACTATCATTCTCTATGACAATGGAAAATCTATAATCAACTAATGCTTTACTTTTGTCGTGCCATATAGTAGAGAGATCCCCAGAATCCATAAAGGAATCACCAAGAACTGTTCCGTAGATATCCACTTTGTCTTTATATAACTTTGCTATTTCATGTCTAGCCTTATGTCCTTCTGTCGTCTTCTTAGCCGACGCTACCATAGAAACATTCTTACTCTTGGGATGGACTCCCCACTTATCCTCGCTTATCCATGGTAAATTTGATCCAGCAGGGCAGTATTTGTACTTGTTTGTGCTGTGGAATTTATTTGCTCTTTTGATGTACTCCCGATCAGATATGAAAATTAAATCGAATCTATCGCATACCTCTTTATTCATTAGAGATTCATAAACAGAAGGAACAATTGCTCTAGATTCACACAACCATGCAACTTCAATTCCCTCTTTATCTACCGACAGTGAAACCGGGATGTGATGATCAATCCACACTGTGAAGTCACCTTCGTCTGATGACCATTCGAATATTTTTGGTTTTAAAAGAGAACATGAGGATTGTGTTAGATCAAACCCCGCTCCGATTGCTTTCACTTTGTTCATGTTTATTCCCTGGCGATTGCCATTCAATTTTATCTTCACTCATCCCAAGATTACGAAGTTTCTCTTTCTTGGACTCTGCGTCTGCGAGTCCCATAGTAACTACTGTGTTGTCATTTGTGTTTCCCGGCCATGCACAATATTCTTCACCAACAAACGTCATTGATATTGATTTACTCTGTAGGAACATAGGAATCAACTGAAACAAAGGCTCATGATCAAACTTAAATATATCCTGCTCTAGCAAATTAGATGTAGCCTTTATCCATGTTCTAATGAAGACACGGGACTTATCATTATTTTTGAAGAATATCGGAGATGCTTTCATACCACTCAAGTTCCCATTCGCTGTTGTAAATGCAAGATCACTTTCTATATTATCAAATCCAATTGGTTCTTTATGAAGTTTAGAATCAACATCTAACCATAACAAATCTTCCTGTTTTTCATCCAACTTGTCTAATATATATTTGGGTTTGCTCAGACAATTTAGACGATAATCCCCAATGGATTCTTTTTCTTTAATATCATAACGAAGTCCTAAAGACTCGCATTCTTCAATAAGTCGTTTTCCGTGATCGCTATAATAAGTGTTGTCTTCTATGTCACTGAAGAAACTAATAATCAAAGGTTTCATTACTTATTCCCTATATGGTATTTTGGAATCAGTTCCCAGTCTTCTTTCTCTTTATATGAAATAATCTTCAATTTCCTCACTTCTACCACAAGTTCTTTTGTTTCGTCTGGTTCTTCGTTTGTCAAAAGGCCCCAATCTTCTAGTAGGTTGACAATTGTGTTTCTTCTTGCCACATCATTCTCTGAGAGATTATTCTCCAACCCATCGAGTGCGAACAACTCCTTAAAATGGAATATTGCATATCGCCCTCGTTTGTGTAGAATATGGCAGGATTGATATAGTTTGTTCTCCTTGCGAGAAGAAATTCCTATTCTAGTGAGTGTCTCTTTAATTTTCAAAAAGTCATCAGGGGCTTCAAAAGAAATCTCAACACCAAGCCCCTCGAATATGTCCTCATCTTCGCACATAGTATAAAATCTCCATAATTGTCGCCATACGTCTTATTTAGGGTTTTTGGATTTTTCCAACCTATCTAGGAGATCATCTTTAATGTCTTGAGGAAATATTCGGTTGTGTTCTCTAGCCTTCTTGTCGGAACAATCAAAATACTCCTTTATGGCTTCAATTTCGGGAGAATTTTCCTTTTTCAGCCAAGGGCTGTATCGTTTTCTCTTTCTAACACTACCGAGATAGTAGTCAAATTGCATCATTGGATCGCAAGAATTCTTCAAATTCATCTCGTTTGCATAGAAGATAGTATCCGGGAAGTAAGACAGACACCTATTTATGATATATGGTTTATAATCAGATTTTAATTCAAATGAATTCTCTTTCCTAAAAGGGTTCTCCTTTGTGTCGTTGATGCATTTTAAAAAATCAAACAACTTCATTTGAATTCACACCTCATCATCAATTCCACCAAACACGAAGTGAGATTGATCTCATGGTCTGCAACAAATGCAGACTTATACTGATAATCAGCAATCACAAGAACAGCCTCCGGGACAGAGGAACTATCAACGTATTCATACGTTGCTTCATAAATTTCTCTCATAATATCAACAGGAGAGTTATCAAGATTTTCCACCACCCACTTTCTCACCTCCACAAAATTCTTGTCTTTCATGTTCTTGATTAGTGTCTTGATGTTGATGTTTCCGATAGAAGAAAGAATTCCGGTATCGATTTTTCCAGAAACAGAATAACGCTGAATTTCATTAATGACTCTTCTGAAATCTGGGAAGAATCTCATAATGAGTTGTACCAGAACCTTCTCTTCGTATTCTACACCTTCCTCGTCGAGGATGTATTTTACTCGCTTAAGAAAACTAGATGCTAGTTTGGGTTTCTCTTTAGATGGAATGTTAAATTCTATACACGTACACCTTGAATGTAGTGGTGATATAATCCGATTCTTGTAATTACATGTCAAGATGAATCTGCAATTAGAACTGAATTCCTCCATGAACCCACGAAGGGCTGGCTGCATACTTTGAGCGTTCGAATAATCAAATTCGTCAAGGATAACTACTTTCTTATTTCCGCTCAGAGAAATGGAACTCGCAAACGTCTTTATCTTTGTGCGAAGAGTATCAATATTGCCATCTTCTGAGCAATTAATTACCATACAATCCGTCTTTAACTCATCACATAATGCTTTTGCAACGGTTGTCTTTCCGCAGCCCGGTCCACCAGAAAGAAGAAGATTCTGGGATTCCCCATGAGAAATCATATCTTGAAATGTTTCCTTTATTTTTTCGGGAAGAATACAATCTTCTATTATTTTTGGTCGATACTTCTCTACCCAAAGAAAATTTACAATATCATTCATTATACTACCTTTGTCGTTCTTTCATAATCTTGTGTGTACATCATTTTAGCGAGGGAGTTAAAGGAAACTTCTGGTTCCCAACCAAGAACATGTTTTGCTTTAGAAGAATCTCCTTTCAAGTATGGTACTTCATGTGGTCTATAAAGTCTAGGATCAATTTCCACATACTTCTCATAATTTCCCAAACCCGCATAATCAAACACAACTTCTAAGAAATCCCTAACTGAATGGGATTCTCCTGTAGAAATTACATAATCATCCGGTGTTTCCTGTTGCAGCATCATCCACATCGCGCGAACATAATCCCCAGCATAACCCCAATCTCTCTCTGCATCTATATTACCCATGAACAACTTATCTTGCAATCCTAATTTAATCTTCGCGGCTGCTATGGTTATTTTCCTAGTAACAAAAGTTTCTCCTCTCCTTGGGGATTCATGGTTGAATAATATCCCCCCATTGGTGTGCATATTATATCCTTCTCTGTAGTTTCTGATTAAATTATGTGCGAATACCTTCGCACATGCATACGGAGAAGCCGGCATGAATGTACTCTTTTCGTTATAACCATCAGGAGGAATATCTGGATTATCTCCATACATCTCAGAAGAGGAAGCCTGATAAAATCTAATATCCGGCTTCAAATTTCTAATTGCTTCTAAGATTCTAAGGGTTCCAAGACAAATACCAGAACATGTATACTCGGGAATATCAAACGACACTCTCACATGGGACTGTGCTGCAAGATTGTATACTTCGTCTGGTTCAAATTCCTTTATAATTTTCCAAATAGAACCTGTATCATCCAAGTCTGCGTATTCTAAATGTAAATTTTCATGATTGAATATGTGATTCAACCTCTCTGTGTTTATTGTTGATGTCCGTCGTTTTAAACCAAGAACTCTATAACCTTTTTGCAAAAGTAACTCTGCAAGATATGAGCCATCCTGACCACTTATTCCTGTTATTAACGTAGCATTCTTGCTCATTTTCTCATCTCCACGAAATTCTTGTCTTTCATACTGTTGTATCATATGGACAATGAATATCCACAATCACTTTATGATAATTCTTATCATTCACCAACATATCATCCATTAGGCTTTCAAAATCATACTCGGGTTCCCATCCAAGTTTAGTACGAAGTTTAGAAGAATCTCCTTTTAAATCGTGAAGTTCTTCTGGTCGCAAAAATTTCTCATCCAGTGTAACATACTCCCTATAATTCATTCCAAGTTTACTGAAGACATATTCACAGCAATCCCTGACGGTATGAGATACCCCTGTAGCACATATATAATCATCTGGTTCATCTTGTTGTAGCATCATCCACATTGCTGTTACATAGTCCTTTGCGTGACCCCAGTCTCTACTAGCCTCTAGATTACCCAACGCAAGTTTAGTCGCTTCACCTGCCTTGATTGCAATTGCTCCCTTGACGATCTTGCTTGTAACAAAATTAGAACCACGGCGAGGTGATTCATGATTAAACAAAATACCATTACTGATGTGCATCCCATATGACTTTCGGTAATTTCTACCAATATTAAAAGCAAACACCTTCGAGCAACCATATGGACTAACCGGACGCATCGCTGTGGTTTCTCTTTGAAATCCGTCATCATCAACACAATTACCAAACATTTCAGAAGAAGACGCTTGATAAATTCTTATATTAGGACACATAATACGGCAGGCTTCAAATATATTCAACACACCAATTGCATCAGTTTGTGCTGTATATATTGGAGTGTCAAAACTAATCCGCACATGCGATTGCGCTGCTAAATTATATACTTCATCTGGTTGAGTCTTTTTAAGAATGTGAATCAATGATGATAAATCTGTCATGTCCCCATAATATAAATTCAATTCTTCATAGCAACTGTTCAAACGAGCCGTTTGATTTTCTGCTACTGAATTTCTTTTAAGTATACCATGAACCTCGTATCCTTTTTCGAGTAAAAACTCTGCTAGATATGAACCATCTTGTCCATTTATTCCCGTTATTAGTGCTTTCTTCATTTTCTTACCTCATTATAATTTTCAATAAAATATTCTATAGTTTTCTGTAACCCCACCTCTATGGGGGTTAGTTTAAAATCAGGAAAAAGTTTCTTCATTAAT